TTCATCGTACCGGCTGAGAAATTCGTCTTTTATTCCAAACTTGTCCAAAATAGTAAGCACTGCATATGCGGCACTCAGGAAATCCTCTGCTTCACAATTAAAAAAGTGTACGGACGCATCATATTTCCCCTGCAGATTGACCACAATAGCTTTTTCAAATTCCACTTCCGTCCCATCCGGCTGCCGCATTAGCAATTCCTTGTCATTTTCCATCCTCTTTTTCCATCCTTTCCACCATGCTCTTTAATGCTTCGATCAGGTCTGAACACTGCATGTAATTCAGCCAGTCCACACTTTCCACACCAAACATTCTCCTGCAGAAGCCGTTGATCCTCGCTT